ACAGGAAGAGATATGGAAGGGGCGGTTATAAGTGCATTGTTAGACATTGTGACAGAATATGGACCAACACCAACCCCAACTATACCTATCACCGTGGTATTGGCCGGTATTCCACCTTGAGAATCGGTGATAGATTGACCAATAGCAATTCCAGTGACTGTAGACAGATTGGTTATCTGGTTTGTCCCAAAAGTAATGTTGCCAGATACAGTCAATTCCGGCAATGTAAGTGATGGCAGTAATGTTACATTTGCCGTATTACTTTCACCCAAGTTGCTTGTTAGTTCTATGTCGGCACCACTAACTGTTGCCGTAATACCGGCAAGTTTATTGGTCAAAACTTGTGCCCATGACGCTAGACTGTTTAGGCTAGAAACGCTATTATATAGACCGGTTGCTATAAAGTCTGCATTGTAAAATGTGTAAATCGCAGGTCCGGTGCCATCTACTTCGACAATCAAAGTGTCACCGTTGGCTATTGTGTTTAACCAAAGCGATTGTGGATTGCTAAATATGGATGCGAACTCGCCCTCACTCAGCAGTACGTTGTTTTTATACAACCTAAGCGTTTCAGCGGTGCTTGCAGGAAATCCTAACAATAACGCAGCATCTCTACCCGTTGTCGTAGGCGTACTAGTGTGAATAGTATTAGAAAGTTCTGTTTTAGGCCTAATGTCAACATATGTGGCATTGCCAGAGGTCAGAGCTTCAAACCCAATCAGTGGGTCACCATTTATAGAGGCGGTAACTTCAAAAGCTGTCGCATTTCCAGGAGAAACAAAGTCTGTAGTTTGAAATACGTGTTGATACGTAGTATTTCCAACGACTACCGCCAACGTATCACCGCCAATCAAGTCGAATGGGGCTGAATTAGTAGATTGTAAGAATGGTTTTGCGACAGGAGCCTGTCTTCCGCCAGTCTGCAATTGAAAGAGATATTCTCCACCCAATGCACTATCAACGATTGCTTCCAGACCAACCCCATTAGAGGTTTCTTCGTATCCAGTACCGTCATCTACATAAACCGTAACCGTGCTATTATTATTCAAAACCAATGAATCGCTGACTATAGTAGCATTTTGATCTGAAGGTGTAGCGCCAATCAACGATGATTTTACAATTGAAGCAGTACCTAGACCGGTAGAAGCCAAAGCAGTCTTGATTCGAACTCTTAACTGATCATCAGTATCAGAATCAGCACCAGTAGTAAAAGGCAACGGATTGGTAACTGTAGAATTGCTTAATCCAACTGGTGCAGAAGAAAATTGCGTAATACCACCAGCTGGAACGTTACCCTGAGAACCTGGAAGCTGAGCCAAAACTCCAACGTTATCAACTTCAGTTTCACCATCCAATATAACAGCTGTGGCGATGGTATTATATAAAATATTTGGATTAGAACCTGTTCCAAATGAAATCACCGTAGTATTTATGGGAATAGTTCTATTACCACCTTGGGCTAAAATTACAGTCTCACCGATATTGTGAAATTTGGCCGTAGGGCTAGTTAACGTGATAGTCCAGTAAGATCCAACTTGAGTAGGAGACGTGTATGGCAGAGGACCTTCAACATCGGGCGTACCACGACCAATGTAGACACTGCCGGTTGATGGAAACAAAGATGCGTCGCCAACATTAATGGTAGTCGAGCCAACATTGGGGGCGTTAGTACCTGCATAGACATACGTAAAAATCTTAGTGAAACTATTGTCAATTATGTTGACATTGCCAGTAGACGGTTTAGCGGTTCCTGGAGTGACATTATATTCCTGAGCCAAACGCTTGAGGGCGTCTCCGGTAGCGCGATATACGCTGTAGTCTCTTAATACTTGAAAAATGTCCCCTGCAGCTCGTGCCGTCATCAATGCAACCACAGAAAAGAAAGATACGACAACAGAATTAGGATTATAGTCGTTCAAACCGAGGGCAGACCCGTATGACGAAAGACCGTCCGAAAGCAACTGCTCGTATGACTGTGGGCTTGGTAGATTACTCATGATTTATACCGTAAACTTATTACCCTTACTAAAATTACCATTAAGTCCGCGCGCCGGAATAACTTGTAAATTCCAAGGAACGTGTAACCCAGAAACATTTTCACCCTGCAATGGAACTATGTGATCCACATTGAGACCGCCCTCAGATAGCCAAGAACAGTTTGCGGCAACTATATAAAATTCTTTAATTTCTATTTTTTGTTCTTTAGTTAGCCATTTTGGAGTTCTCTGAAGTTTGGCGGCGCGGCGTTTGGCATTGATAGCGTTCACAATACCAGGATTGTTTTTTTTATATTCAGCCCTATAAGCCTTTGCTTCAGGAATTTTATTATATTCAGCCATTGAGGCTTTTCGTTTAGTAGTTTTTGCATATTCAGCTTGAGAAGCTTTTCGCTTAGGAGTTTTAGCATTCTCAGCCCTAGAGGCCTTTGCTTTGGGAGTTTTTGCATATTCAGCCTGGTGAATTTTTACTTCAGGTCTTCGATTGTACTCAGCTCTGTAAATGCTTTTACACATCTTACAACGTGATACTAATCCGTTTTTTTGAGCTTTGTCTTTGCTAAACTCACTCAACTCTTTGATTTTTTTACACTTAGGACACTTTTTCATAAAATAGTATAACCCTATCATTAAGATTGACGTTTCAACTATTATATCACATTTCAAGCTGTTAAAGCGAAACTTACTGGAAATACACCAGTTTGATTCGGTATGGTAACTCCCATACTTATGCCTAAAACTGGACCATTTAAGTTTATTTGAAGATTCACAACCTGTTGAAATCTTGGGTCTTGAACTACCATGTTATTGATACTATTGTATAATTGTTGTATTTGTAGTTCAGAGCTTATCGTGCCAGTTTTAACACCCAAGCCAAAATTAGGATCTGTCAGAATGGTCCCCGCTATAGTTCCGAATTTAATCCTAAGTGCTTGAATTATATTTGTTATCCCCCACGAGTAGCGCCAGTCACCATAGTTATTTGAGGCTATATCGCCAGTATCGGTCAATAGTATGTCCACTTTCGATATCGCAGTCAGTGGATCTGCAGATGTAATGGAAGGCGGAATAATATTGGATACATTTGGAACTGGCAAATCGCTGGGAATATAGATTTTTTGCTGAGAATTGACAGTTCCTGGCAAATATGCTTGTATATACGCCTTGTTAGATACGATAAAGTTATCAAGATTGGCCAAACCGTCCAATGTTAACAAAAAGCTAGTATCTGATAACTGTTCTATGTTCAAAATTGTTCTGGGTGACATTGGTTGCGTTGTGCTGTTAAATATGACTGTCTGACCCACGTACAGGTTAGTATCGCTTCCGACGAAGGCCTGTCTACCAATGGCGTTGGATAAAAGCGGTACCTGGAAGCCATTTTCATCAATGTACGGCTCCCTCAATCCATTCAAGGTGGCTATCTCGATCCATCTATTAGGATCTCCCAGATAGCGTGCAGAAATAGCTTCCATTGTAAGGCCGAAAGGAACGGGAGCCAATACTTTACTGGACGTAACATCAAATGGAATATCTGCATTACTAGCTAATCCAGCCACAAATTGCATTGCCGTCTGCACATTATTGTCATCAATTTCAGTAGAAGCAGTTAAGATGTCGTAGCACACCATAGTATCATATAACGTTTTTAAGATGTCATATTCATCCAAAGTAATTGGCTGAAGTCTAGGTGTCGGAGGCGGCAGAGAAAAAAGATCGTTATAGTATGCCGAACCAGTTCCAAAGCTATTAGATAAGAGAAGAGCTAACTGCAAAATGGTATTTCTGTATTGCTTCAGTTCTGCTATCGTAGTTTCTCTAGCATTTTGAATCAATTGATTCACAGTATTTTGCTGAGCATTTGTTAACGTCAAACTAGAAAGAGGTGCCTGATCCAATAGTGCATAATTTGCATCTGGATTAGAGAAAATGTTGTTTACGGTACTCAACGATTGCATTGTTGCCGCATCACTGCCAAGTTGCCCACCGGATACGGCGGACATCGATAAACCCTCGTTTTGAGACTGTGTAGCAGTGATAGCGGCCAAGTTTTGTCTGGCCGTAGTGTCGCTACTAGCCACAGAAGTAGAATTGAAACTTAAGGTGTTATCCGCATTAGACGTGGCAGCTGTCGGAGTTTGAGAATAAAGATTAGATATAGAATTGAATGTAGCAACTGACTGAGAAACATTAGCCAACGAAGTTGATATGGCACTATTAAAATCAGAAACTAATTGCACCGGAAGATCCGCTGCGGTAACAGCCGCTCCAGCTAAATCTTTAACGAATAAAGAAGTTTGCTGAAGAACACTAAACACGGTCTGTGCGTCTGATGTGACCGAATGAATCAAATTTACGACGGAACTTAGGGTCTGTCTAGACTGACTGATAGTAGCCAAAACACGCTGTAATATCCCAGGACTAATAGGCTGATTGTTTGGGGCTACAGAAGCAGTCCTTTGATTCAGATTTACTCTTCTCCAAGCCTTAAGTTGAAATCTGTATTGTATTTCCATCGGCTTGAGAGCATTTTGAACCCAATCATACATCATCGGAGTGACAACAAGTGATTGATTCTGTTTAGGAATATCAAAGACCAATCTCCAAGTGGCACAGGCTGGATTTTTCTTAGCTTCGGCGTATTGTTCCAAGAACTGCTCTAGTTTTAAAGCTTGATAATAACCGGTGCTAGTCTGGCCAAAAGTGGAAGTTTCTGGGCGCAATGAAGTAGGCTTAGCATTGGGATTGTTAGAAGTAATAGAATTAACAACGCCATTTACTTGTTGCACCACGCTGCCCAAGGCCTGAATAGTTCCGCCAAATATCGACGGTATAATTCCTGGAGTAGAGGGGGTCGTTGTTACGCTCGATCTCTGAGGCCAAACACCCATGGTGCCTTGAGCATTGATTATCTTAAAGCGTACACCGCTATGTTCTTCCAAGATACCGCGCAAGGTGGCGCTGACATTGATAGCATACTGATCTTGAATAGTCAACTGCTGTGGTGTTATGGGCAATTGCATAATCCAAGGAGATTGGGTGGTGTCAAATGATATTAAAGCACTTCCCGTGCCTGGCGTGATAGTTATGGTATTGGAAAGCACCCCTACCGTACCTTTTGAACCATAAACTACTGTATTTGTTGTAGAATCGATGACCATTAACCTATAAGGAAACAATTCATCCCATCTACTGGGATCTATCTTAATAGATTGAAAGAATTGACTATTTATGGTACTGATTTCCCAAGGCAGAGGAATGACGCCAACCGTATTTTGCGTTGCAGAAACAATGCCTGCCGCACTCTGTACCGCTTGTACCGCCTGGTCTAGGCCTAAATTTATAGAATCGCCGAATCCCATATGTCCTCTAAGTAAAGATTGCCCTTAACTACTCTGCCGATATAGGCAGCGGAATAGGTACCGAAAGTGGACCTAACCCTATGCAAGTAAAGGTAAATTCTAATGTTGCATCGTAAATAGATTGTGCAAATTGCAATGTTGTGCTTGCAGTATTCAAATCAGAAATCAATTTTGCCTTCGCTGCCGCTATGGTCGTTATGGTGCTAGCGCCCAGTGGTAAAGTGCTGACGTCGGTTACGGAAGTAACCCAAACCGGCTCGGTGACGGTTCCAGGAGTGATGATAGCCGCTACTATACCATCTTCCATAGCATCAGCAAAGCTACTAATCCAAGAATTGTCCGTAACCGGTTTCATGGCAGTCATTGCTGCTATAACTAGAGCACTATTAAGAGTAAAAATACCAGGCAAACCAGTTGGACCACCCTGCACATTAGCCATATAGCTCGTTATTACACCCACGAAGGCCGTGATGCCAGTTAGTGGAATTGGCGATGCAGGCAATGCCAATATCTCGTTAGCCAAAGTTTGTGCTGGAGGTAACATTATTCAGTGATCACCTTTGTAGACAATGCATTTGGAGGCATAGGAATTATAGGTTGAAGTGTAGGGCCTAAAATTGTTGGATGAGTGTGAGCATTATATAATGCTTGAAAGGTGTCGCCCTTAATGACTGATTCTGCAGCACCAGCACCCAACTTGACTGTGGTTCCGTCCACAGTGGCAGTATCGGACGCAACAACATTAGCATTAGTACAGTTAACGTTGACATCTCCCTGAGCAGTCATGGTTACAACACCACTACGATCCAATCTGAGGGTAATAGTCGAATGTTTTACTTGAACAGAGCCATCTTTGTCTATCTGAATTACAGTGTTGCCTTGAGAACTATCGATAACTTTGCCGCTATTGTCTGTAGCCCCTTTGAAAGTTAATGCAGTACTTCCATCGGTGTTAACCACAACATTGACACCATTGTATTCTCCTTCCAAATGTGGACCTGAGCCATTTAATGTTGTTGTTCGATCCGGATGAAGTAAACAGCTGATGATTATGCCTTTACCAGAAAAACCGTTCAAACATAATAGTAAAACTATAGCCCCATTCTGTCCAGAGGGCGAAGGGGTTGTAGTTTGTTGTTGGCCAGTCAACTTCGTCAGCGCTCGCAATCTAGCTTCGAAAAAATCTGCAGGAGATCCAAAACCAGTGGAGGCGGTGCAGTTTCTATAATAAGATAAAGTAGAAGATTCGTCTTCGTTTTGTTCTGACACCAACACATCGTATTCTGGCACTACTTTGTTAGCATTATTAGGATCTGCAATATCGTATGTGGCTGTTACAATTCCAGTTCTAAGGTAAGAATTTTGATATTTCTTTTGAAAAGCTCCAAAAGTAGAAGAATCATCTACACTCAAAAGTCCCGAAGGTAGCACTGCTCCATTATCTAAAAAATTATCCATTGCTATTTCCGCTATTATTCTTGTTAATGTTTGGTATAGGGGTTAGAGTTTGTCCAGGTTGTGAAAATGGTTTATTTTCTTTATTAATTTCAGATATAGTTGGAGCAGTACTCGGCCTATCTACCTTAGACTGTTCTTCTGAGATTCCAGGTAGAGACTGATCCCCATTATTAAAATTGTTTGCTCTATCTTTATACGCATTCGTATTTATCATTTCTGGATATGCAAGTCCGCTTCTATTATCAGCAATGGAAACTCCTGCACTTAATTTTAGTGTAGTACGAAAACTTTTTATGCCAGTTTCAGGAGAAATACCGGCTACATGCAATACTTCTTCTATGTGATAAACATTATCATCATATTCAAAATTATCTCCCACGGCTATGGGATCTACTATACCGGCACTTTCTATAGTGCCATTAAGTTTTAAATGACCTCCCATTAAAGCGTCGCCAACGATAGTGGCCCAATCTTTTGATACTTCACCATTATTTACCAATACCGTTAAATCTAAAAATGCAGTTGTTATAATGGATGGCCTGAGGCCACTGCGCGTAATATCATTAATATCAGAAACGTAGTTATTGGCTGCGGTTTGGGCAGATAAGGAGCCCGAAGTCTTTGTCATTTCGGGTGGACGGGTATACATTTGAAAAAAATTAATTCTAGCTGATTCATCTCTACCTAAATCATAATTTAAAATCAAAGCAGAGTCTATTTCCCAACGAGGTAAACTTAAAAATTTTGTAACGATAGCGTTTGATTGAAATGGGGCTTGTCCAAATAACTCTGAAGTAAATGGGGTTTGCCTATATACTACGGTTGGCATAACGTTGCCTTCTGGGGATATTCTAAAACATGTGTATAATTCATTCAGCGGAGCATTTATATACTGGGATATAATAGACCAAGCATTTGTTCCGTTCCAATAATCAGCGTTGAATAAGGTCTGTCCTTGGCACAAATGACCTGTAGTGTAAAATCTATTTATTGGAGATTGATTAAAATCAGGATTCATTCCATCTTGCAACGTTTGGCTTGGAGAAGAGGAATAGCTCTGAATTCCCATTAAATAATTGTAAATATCTTTTGCTGCTATTGCATTTGGCACCCCCAGAAGTTGCC